TGACCTTGGCAGAACGAAACGGATATTATCTGGGCAGCACTTGTCTGACACTGGAAATGGCATATCTGAATGCGAGAATGATTGCAAGACCCATTGCTCCGTGGCTGACCAGTTTGGTAAAAAAGTGAGAACATCCGATGAGGTGCAGAATTTTTTCTGCACCTTGTCGGTGTTTTTATGCCTGTACAAATTGAAAATGTTTTGTGAACTCTTTTCAAACTACCAAAAAGGCTGGTAGTTTGAATGATAGAGTAAGTTCGACGATTAGGAAAGGGGGTGTCCATGTGAGTGTGAATGAACGGCGTGCCGAAATCATGAAGATTTTAGTTGCTCGCAGACAAACAACAGTTCCACTTCTTGCACAGGAATTGTGTGTATGTTGTAATACTGTTCGCAACGACATTCATGTACTTGCATTGGACTATCCTCTGGAGACGTGTTCCGGGAATGGTGGCGGTGTTAGAGTAGCAGATTGGTATCATCCATATAAAAATATGCTTACAGAAGAACAATCTGTTGCTTTGGAGCAATTGCTATTGTTTGCAGATATTCGGCAAGCAGAAGTGATTCGCCAAATATTAGCGGAATTTAGTTCTCAGACCTATCGTCAAAAATATGCAAAGGAGTGAAACCAAATGAAAACCCTCATAGATGTCCTTGCTGCACTCAGCGATTTCGTAAAGGTCGCATCAGAGTGGGCAGAAAGTGCTTCCAAGGCGGAAGTGGAGACGTTTACACAGATTTATCCACAAAAAGAAGAAGCGGTCAAAAAAGCAGTGGAAAAGGCAATTACGTTGGAAGAAGTCCGCAGTGTTCTGGCAAATCTGTCCCGCAGCGGACAAAAGGAAACGGTGCTGAAACTGCTGCAAAAGTATGGCGGCAGCCGATTGTCTGAAGTTCCACCAGAACGATACGCTGCACTATTTGCAGATGCACAGGAGGCAGCCCATGCCGAATAAACACGCTATGCTCTCGGCTTCCTCCAGTGCCCGATGGCTGGCGTGTCCGCCCTCTGCACAGCTTTGTGCTGTCCTGCCGGATACCGTGACAGACTACGCCCTGGAAGGCACGTGTGCCCACGAGTTGGCAGAGTACAAAGTGCAAAAGCTGCTTGGCAATCCGGCATCTAATCCCACGGAGAACTTAGACTTCTACGATGCAGAAATGGAAGACTGCACGGACAGCTACGCCCAATACATCGCCGAACTGCTGGCAACCCTGCAAGAACCGATGGTCTTAGTGGAACAGCGTTTGGATTTCAGCCGCTACGTTCCCAGCGGTTTTGGTACGGGCGACTGTGTGATTGTTGCAGATGATGTCCTGACTGTCATTGACTTTAAGTATGGTAAGGGCGTAGCAGTATCTGCTGATCACAACTCGCAGATGATGCTGTATGCTCTGGGTGCATTGGAACTGTTCGATGCCCTCTATGACATCGCAGAGGTTCGGATGGTGATTTTTCAGCCGAGAATCCAGAACCTCAGCGAATGCACCCTGCCGCTGTCGGAGCTGCTGCACTGGACGGAAACCGAACTGAAACCAAAAGCTGCACTTGCCGCCAGAGGCGATGGTGATTTCTGTGTTGGTGAACATTGTCGATTCTGCAAAGTGAAAGCAACTTGCCGGAAACGGGCGGAGTACAATCTACAATTGGCGAAGTATGATTTTGCGATGCCGGACAAGCTGACCGATACCGAAATCGAAGCAATTTTGGAAACTGCCGACCAACTGGTTGCATGGGCTTCCGATGTCAAAGAATACGCCTTGCAGCAGTCCTTACAGGGAAAGGCGTGGAAGAATTGGAAGCTGGTTGAAGGCAGAGCCAGACGAACATATTGCAGTGAAACTGCAGCAGCGGAGGCGGTACAAGCTGCTGGGTTCGACCCATATGAACATAAGGTACTGGGCATTACTGCAATGACCAGAATGCTGGGCAAGAAAAAATTCGAAGAATTGTTGGGAGATTTGCTTGTGAAACCACAGGGCAAACCAACACTTGTTCCGCTATCAGACAAACGACCTGCGTGGAATACTGCACAGGTAGATTTCAAAGAATAAAGGAGTTTTTATTATGGCAAAGTATATCAATCCTGCAAAAGTAGTAACCGGTGTATGCAGATTTAGCTACGCCAACCTCTGGGAAGCAAAGGCGATGGATGAGAACAGTAAGCCGAAGTACAGCGTTTCCCTCATCATTCCGAAGTCGGACACGAAAACCATCGAGAAGATTCGTGCTGCCATTCAGGCTGCCTACGAGGAGGGGCAGGGCAAGTTGAAAGGCAACAGCAAGTCCGTTCCACCGCTGACTTCTCTCAAGACCCCGCTTCGGGATGGTGATTTGGAGCGACCAGACGATGAAGCGTATGCCAACAGCTATTTCGTCAATGCCAATTCCATCACTGCTCCGGGCATCGTGGACGCTGCCTGCCAGCAGATTTTAGATCACATCGAGATTTACAGCGGTGTCTATGGCAGAGCCAGCATCACCTTCTATGCGTTCAACACCAAAACATCCCGTGGCATTGCCTGCGGCTTGCAGAACATCCAGAAGCTTCGGGATGGCGAGCCGCTGGGCGGTCACAGCCGTGCAGAGGACGACTTCACAACCGTAGAAGACGAGGATTTTCTGAACTAAGATAGCTGGGCGGACAGCTAGGCGTTATGCTTGGGTGGGTAATTGAGATAAACATGATTACAATTGATATCGAAACAAGATCCGATAAGGACATATCAAAATGCGGCGTTTATGCTTACACAGACACCCCATATTTTGATATTCTGCTGTTTGCATACTCCATAGACGGACAGCCTGTTCAGGTAGTGGATACGGCAAACGGTGAAGAAATTCCGGAAAATGTTCTCGCTGCTCTTGCAGATGAAAATGTAGTTAAAAGAGCATTTAACTGTAACTTTGAACGAGTATGTTTATCAAAATATCTTCGTGAAAATTATCCTCAATATTTTCAGAGTTACAGCATTGACGAAGATACTGTCGGAGATTTCTTAAATCCCGAAAGCTGGCATTGTTCTATGATTCATGCAAGAACGCTCGGACTGCTTTTATCACTTGCAGAAGTCGGAAAGGTTCTGGGTATTGAACAGCAAAAAATGACAGAGGGCAAGGCTCTCATTAAATTCTTTTGTGTGCCATATGACACGATTGACGGTGTACCGCAGTTTCACTCCCCCACTGATTATCCCGATAAATGGGAGATTTTTAAAGCATACAACAAGCGAGATGTTGAGGCTGAATTGGAAATTGACAGAAGACTGTCACGTTTCCCTGTGCCTGATTTTCTGTGGAAGGAATTTTATCTTGACCAGGAAATCAACGACAGAGGTATTCTCGTAGATATGCAGCTTGCTGATAAGGCAATTTGCCTTGATGCAGAGGCAAAAGAAGAACTGACGACTGAAATGCAGAGGCTCACAGGTGTGGAGAATCCGAACTCTGTGTATCAGTTGCTGGATTGGCTTGAAACACAGGGTTACAAGTCGGATTCACTCGGCAAAACACAGGTGCAGGAACTTATCAAAACTGCAAAAGAACCTGTAAAATCCGTGCTTCAGATGCGTTTGCAGTTGTCTAAATCTTCGGTGAAAAAATATACCGCTATGAAAAATACAGCTTGCAGCGATAATCGTGCAAGAGGGATGTTCAGCTTTTATGGGGCATCAAGAACGGGGCGTTGGGCTGGCAGAAATGTGCAATTGCAAAATCTTCCGCAGAATCACTTGCCGGATTTATCAGAAGCCCGTGAACTTGTAAAGTACGGTTCTTTTGAAGATATTCAGATGCTGTATGATGATGTTCCTGATACACTGTCACAGCTTATCCGTACCGCTTTTATCCCAAGACAGGGTATGAAGTTTATTGTTGCGGACTTCTCTGCCATTGAAGCAAGAGTGATCGCATGGCTTGCAGGTGAAGAATGGCGAATGAAGGCTTTTGCAAACGGTGAGGACATTTACTGTGCATCAGCATCAAAGATGTTCGGTGTGCCAGTTGTAAAGCATGGTGAAAACGGTCATTTAAGGCAGAAAGGAAAGATATCCGAATTGGCTTGTGGTTTCGGCGGATCGGTTGGAGCCATGAAAGCGATGGGAGCAGATTCTCTTGGCTTATCCGATACGGAATTGAAACAGATCGTAACCGACTGGCGTGAGGCTTCACCGCATATTACAGAATTCTGGTGGGCGGTAGATAGAGCTGTAAAAAAGGCAGTCAAAGAAAAAACAGCAACGAAAACACACGGACTGCTATTTTCCTATGAGGCAGGGTTTCTGTTCATAAGGCTGCCAAGCGGAAGACGTCTTGCTTATGCTAAACCCTACATCGGTAAGAATAAATTCGGCGATGAATCTGTTACATATATGGGCATTAATGCTCAGAAAAAATGGGACAGGCTTGAAAGCTATGGGCCGAAATTTGTAGAGAACTGCGTCCAAGGAATTGCAAGAGATCTGCTGATGTATTCCATGCAGACACTATCACAATACTTCATTGTCGGGCATATTCACGATGAAATGATCATCGAATGCCCGAAAGATACAAAGCTGGATGAGATCTGTCAGCAGATGGCGAGAACACCAGACTGGGCAAAGGGACTGCTGCTTCGGGCAGACGGATATGAATGCAGCTTTTACAAGAAGGACTAAGGAGGATTCCATATGTTTTACATCAAAGAAAACTTGAATGACACCACCAGTATCTCCGTGGAGATCAACAACGAAAACGTATACTGTCACTGCCCGCAGTGCGGTGCAGAAGTGCCGGTTGATCTGAGTATCTTCTGGACAGCAGAAAACTTTGACATTTTCAGCAGTGCCGTTTACTGTGATGCCTGCACACTGAAGCGGCTGAAAGGAGCACTGTATGAATCTGTATAACGCTGAGGGATACATCGATCTCACTGCTTATGAAGCACTAAGCCGTATTGAACGAGAGGAACGCAGGGCGAAAAAAGCTGCCGCTTATCGACCGCTGGTATACATTTGTTCTCCCTATTCCCACGGCTGCATCAATGATAATATCGAAACGCCAGACGATACAGTCGCTTTGCTGTAGATACCCACTATGTCCCTATCGCTCCCCACTTACTGTTTCCGCAGTTCATGGATGACAGCTTGGGCGAAGATCGTCAGACAGCGATGTTCATGAATTTGGTACTGCTGTCAAAATGTGCCCAGTTGTGGGTGTTTGGTTCTGTGCGGTCGGAGGGTATGCAGCAGGAAATCAAATGGGCGAAGCGGCGGCATATGACCATTCGGCATTTTACAGAAGAACTGGAGGAAATAGAATGAAATTTACGCTCTATACAGCAAACTGTACCGGCAATGAAAAGAATATCCTTTATCCCAACCAAAAGGTCATTACTTCAGAAGCGGATTTGAAAAAAGCTGTTGTCTATGATCATGTCTGTGCTCAGTATGAGAATTTTGCCCGCAGTGATGCCAATTTCCTGCTGTCTGATGTAGTACCTATGGATTGTGACAACGACCATTCAGATGACCCGAAAGACTGGATCACGCCTGAAATGCTGATGAACAGCTTAGGAGATGTTGCATTTGCAGTGACCTACAGCCGTCATCATATGTTGACAAAAGGCAGCAAATCTGCCCGTCCACGTTTCCATGTATTTTTCCCGACAGCACCCTGCAAGGATGCAAATTCCCATAAGGCAATAAAGCAGAAAATTCATAAGGAACTGCCGTTCTTTGACGGAAATGCACTGGATGCCTCACGTTTTTTGTTTGGCTGTCCGAGTGATGTTGTATGGCATGAAGGCAGTTTATCCATTGAGGACTGGCTTACACTGATGAAGTCAAACCGTAACATTCCGCAGGGACAGCGAAACAGCACAATGTCTCGCATGGCTGGAAAGCTTGTAAAGCGTTTTGGTGTGACCAAGGAAAGTTATCAGAAGTTCCTGGAAAAAGCAGCAGAATGCGAACCGCCGCTTTCGGATGAAGAACTGGAAACCATCTGGCACAGTGCCTGCAAATTCGGCAAAAAAGTAACTTCCCAGGAAGGATATATTTCTCCTGAAGCATACGGCAAACAATCCCTGATTCCCGATGATTTTTCAGACGTTGGAGAGGCTCGTACATTTGTAGAATGCTTCTCAGATGAGGTGGCATTTACCATTGCAACTGATTATTTAAGATACAACGGAACCTATTGGGAGGAGTCAGAACACGCCGTCACTCTTGCCATGATTGAACATACAGATGTACAGCTGGCAGAGGCGGAAAAGCAGGTGGAAGCGTCACTTTTGGAACTGGAAAGCCTTGGTGTTGCAAGAGATGCAGCAATTAATGGCGGTAAAAAGTTTCGGGATAGTCTGGACGAGGAACAGATCGCCGCATACAAGGAGTATCAGTACTATGCCGCTTTCAAGGCGTTTGTCATGAAATATCGCCATGTTCGCAGTATGACCAATGCACTGGATGCTGCAAAGCCGCTTGTTCTCCACAATCCCGAAGCCCTCGACAGCAATCCAATGCTCTTGAATACCCCCGGAGGCACGTATTATCTGCCCGAAGGATTGAATGGCTGGAAGCCTACAGATCCTGCCGACCTCTTAACGAAAGTGACGGCGGTTGTTCCAAGTGATGCTGGTAAGGATTTGTGGGAGGATGCCTTACAGCTGTTCTTCTGCGGTGACCAGAGTTTAATTGATTATGTGCAGATGATTTGCGGACTTTGCATTGTGGGCAAGGTGTACTTGGAGGCGATGATTATTGCCTACGGTGACGGACGAAACGGAAAATCAACGTTCTGGAATGTCATTTACAAGGTTCTCGGCAGTTACAGCGGCAACATTTCAGCAGATGCCCTGACTGTCAATTGCAAGAGAAACGTGAAGCCTGAAATGGCAGAACTGAAAGGAAAAAGAATGATTATTGCAGCAGAATTGCAGGAAGGTATGCGATTGAATACCAGCGTAGTCAAACAGCTCTGTTCCACGGATCCGATTTTTGCTGAAAAGAAGTTCAAGGCTCCGTTTCACTTTGAACCCTCTCATACACTTGTACTCTATACCAATCATCTTCCGAAGGTTGGTGCATCGGATGATGGCACGTGGAGAAGATTGATTGTGATCCCGTTTCACGCAAAAATTCAGGGTTCTAATGACATCAAAAACTATACGCAGCACTTGGTCGATAACGCTGGCGGTGCAGTGCTTTCCTGGCTGATTGAAGGTGCAAGAAAGGTCATTGCGGCAAACTATCAGATTAACCGACCGCAGTGTGTTTTAGATGCAATTGGAGCCTATCGGGATGGCAATGACTGGCTTGGCAATTTCATCAATGAGTGTTGTGAGGCAGATAAAAGCTATCAGGCAAAGTCAGGTGACCTCTATAACCGATACAGAGAATACTGCAATGAAAACGGAGAATACACAAGAAGTACTTCTGATTTTTATGCGGCTCTGGAACAAGCAGGCTTCAAAAAGACAAGAACTCACAGTGCTAGATACATCATGGGGCTTCAATTGAAGAACGATATTCTTGATTGACTGTCACCAAAAAAGCTAAAAAACACGCAATATAGGGAAAGTGACAGTCTACGACAGTCATATACAGACTTTACGCAGGCGAGAAAAAAGTATAATTTTTTCTCTATATATAAGGTTTGCAATCGACTGTCGTAGACTGTCACCAACCCCAAAATTAGGAGGGACAAATTATGTGGATTAAGAAAAATAACACCTTGATTAATCTTGAAAAATTTGATGTCATTATGCAGGACAGTAATGAGCCTGATCTCATCATGCTTGTTACAGAGGGCAGAAAAATTGGATTAGGCTTTTTTAACCAGACATCCAAAATCATTGATGAGATAGCAAAATCAGTGTCAAACGGTGAAAGTGTGTATGTACTCCCATGCGAGAAAAAATAATTGAAGAAAAACTCACAAAGGCAGTAAAGCAAAATGGTGGTGTGTGCTGGAAATTCACGTCTCCCGGAACGGCAGGCGTTCCAGACCGCATCGTATTGATGCCCGGCGGTAGAATTGCTTTTGTGGAAGTGAAAGCACCCGGAGAGAAACCCAGACCGCTTCAACTTTCCCGGCATAAACTTCTGAGGCGATTAGGTTTTCTGGTTTATGTCTTGGATGCTTGTGAGGACATCGACAAAATCATCTGGGAGGTGAAAAATGAAACTCCATGACTATCAAAAATATGCTGTTCGCTTTATCGAAGAACATCCAATCGCAGCACTCTTTCTGGATATGGGACTTGGTAAGACGATTACAACACTGACTGCAATCCACAATTTGATGTTTAATTTGTTTGCGGTCAGAAAGGTTCTGATTATTGCACCGCTGCGAGTTGCCCGTGATACATGGTCTGCTGAAATTGAAAAATGGGAGCATTTGAAACCGCTGCAATACAGCGTTGTTGTCGGTACGGTCGAGGAACGCCTTGCTGCCCTGAAAAAACCTGCCGACCTCTACATCATCAACCGAGAGAACATTGACTGGCTCGTCAACAACACGAAGTTCGATTATGACATGGTGGTGATTGATGAACTTTCCAGTTTCAAGAGCCATCAGAGCAAACGCTTCAAAGCATTGATGAAAGTTCGACCAAAGGTGAAAAGAATCGTCGGTTTGACAGGCACTCCTGCCAGTAATGGTTTGATGGATTTATGGGCGGAATTTCGTCTGCTGGATATGGGACAGCGGCTCGGCAGATTCATCGGGCAGTATCGGAATGCCTACTTCAAGCCCGACAAGCAGAACGGCTATCTCGTGTATTCCTACAAGCCCCTGCCCGATGCAGAGCGGCAGATTTATGAGAAAATTGCTGACATCACTGTTTCGATGAAAGCCATCGACCACCTGCACATGCCGGAATTGCTTTCCAACGAATATCCCGTGCAGCTGTCCGACACGGAGCAAGAAACCTACAAGCGGTTCAAGTCTGAACTGATTCTGGAGATGCAGGACACCGAGATTACCGCCGCCAACGCTGCAAGTCTATCCAATAAACTTTCCCAGCTGGCGAATGGTGCAGTGTATGACGATACCGGAGCGGTGATTCCCATTCACAGCCGAAAGTTGGATGCACTGGAAGATTTGATAGAGGCAGCCAATGGCAAGCCTGTTCTGGTGGCGTACTGGTTCAAGCATGATTTGGAGCGGATTCAAGAGCGACTGCGAAAGCTGAAGGTTTCCTATCAGGAAATCCAATCCTCTGACAGTATTCGGAACTGGAACGCCGGAAGGCTGCAAGTTGGTCTGCTGCACCCAGCATCTGCTGGTCATGGCTTGAACTTACAGGCAGGCGGCTCTCACCTGATTTGGTTCGGGCTAACATGGAGTTTAGAACTCTACCAGCAGACCAACGCCAGACTGTGGCGGCAGGGGCAACAGTCCGAAACGGTTGTCATTCAACATCTCATCACCAAGGGTACGATTGACGAACGTATCCTGAAAGCCCTGACCCGGAAAGAACAAACCCAGACCGCTTTGATGCAAGCCGTCAAGGCAGAACTTGGAGGTAGCAGATGAATATCATTTGGCAGTACTTAGACAAACGGAGTGCCTCTGTGAACGCACTGAAGGATTACAGCAGCATGGCTTACATCCTTGCACACACAGACGAAGAAATCGCACAGGTGCATGAAGACACCACCACCCTTGGCAGTCCGGCATTTACAGATATGCCGGGCGGCAGTCCGAACCCGCAGTCCGGCGAAATGAGAATCATCGCTGCCATTGACGAAATCGATGTGCTGCGGGAACGGTATCGTCAGGCAAAGGAATACATGGAATGGTTTCAACCCGCATGGGACAGCCTGTCGGAGGATGAACGGTATGTGCTGGAACAGTTCTATGGAGGAGAAGAAGAAAAACAGATTGATGCTGTTTACAATATCTGTGAGCACCTGCATATCGAACGTTCTACAGCTTACAATAAGAAAAATCGTGCAGTGCAGCATCTTGCTTTGCTTTTGTACGGAAAGGCATGAGGTAATTTGATGGACGAAATTGCTGAATAAACATGATATAATAATATCATAGAAAACTGACCGAAAGCCCTGTGGTGTTCCACATGGGCTTTCGTTGTATCCGGAGGTGAACCTTATGCCGAGGAAGGCACTGAAATCATGCAAGCACCCTGGCTGTCCCAATCTGACAGACAGTTTGTATTGTGCAAAGCATCAGTCCTTGCACCCAGACCGACCGTCTGCCGCCAAGCGTGGCTACGGCAGCAGGTGGCAGCGGCTCAGCAAGGCGTACCTGCGGAAGCATCCGCTGTGCGTGAAGTGTATGGCACGGGGACGGTTCACAGCAGCAACTGTGGTCGACCATATCATTCCCCACCGTGGTGATCCGCATCTGATGTGGGACGAAAGCAACTGGCAGGCTCTTTGCAAGTCCTGCCATGACCGCAAGACATGGACGGAAGACCGAAATCCCGTCTATCGATATTGATTGTGTCTGAAATGCTGCCGGTGGGGGGATAAAAATCGCTAATTGTGAATTTTTTACAGACCGGCGTTCCCTATCACGCACAAAAACGGGTATTCAAACGCCCTATTGACCCCCTCAGAGGTATAAATATTGAAAAATACCGACAACATCTAACTTTGCCGACTTTTGCAGTCGGCATTTTTTATGCCTGATTTAGCATTTTTGTTTGAATTTCTTTGATTTTCGGAGGTGATGACATCATGGCGAAAGACGGTACAAACCGAGGCGGTGCAAGACCGGGTGCAGGACGGCCAAGAAAGGCACTCACGGAGAAAATTGCTGAGGGAAAATCGGCGGAAGTTATGATGCAGCCTGCGGATATAGAATCCGCTGAAACTCCGCCTGTCAGAGATTTCATGAAAGAATTACAGCGTGACGGCACAAAACTCCTTGCAGATGATGTGTATACAGAAACCTATCAGTGGCTGAAAGAACGCTCCTGTGAGAAAATCGTAAGCCGTCAGCTTGTGGAACAGTATGCCATGAGTATTTCCCGTTGGATACACTGCGAGCAGATCGTCACCAAATACGGATATATTTCCAAACATCCTACAACTGGTGCGGCAATTGCCTCTCCCTATGTAGCGATGTCACAGAATTACATGAAACAGGCAAACCAAATCTGGAATCAGATTTTTCAGATTGTGAGGGAAAACTGCTCTGTGGAATTTCAGAGCAATCCGCAGGAAGATATGATGGAAAAATTGCTGAGAAGCAGAAAGTGAGAAATACATGAAAGCAGATGTTCAATTCTGGAGAGAACTGAAACAGCAGAAAAATAACATGACCAAACAGCAATATCGCACAATCAAGGGACAGGCTGTCAAAGGCAATATGGATGCCGCCCGAAAAGGTATGCTCAGAATCCAGCAGAGGAGGAATTACAGATGACCACAACTACAGAATTTCAGCTTGTTGACATCAACAAGTTAGTGCCTTATGCAAATAACGCCAGAACACACAACAAAGAACAAATTTTGAAACTTCGTTCTTCCCTCCGTGAATTCGGATTTGTCAATCCTGTCATTATCGATAAGGAATATAACGTTCTTGCTGGGCATGGCAGGATTGAGGCGGCAAAGGAAGAAGGCATTGCAGAAGTCCCCTGTGTGTATGCCGACCATCTGACGGAAGCACAGAAGAAAGCATATATCCTTGCTGACAACCGTATGGCATTGGACGCAGGCTGGGATGATGAACTGCTGTCCGTTGAAATGCAGGAATTGCAGGAACTCGGATTTGACCTTGGTTTAACTGGTTTCGATGAATCTGAAATTGCTGACCTTTTCGACATTAACAGTGATGAAGCAAAACAGGATGATTTTGATGTAGATGCAGAACTGGAAAAGCCCTGCAAATCCAAAACAGGTGACATCTGGCATCTTGGAAAGCACACCGTTATCTGCGGTGATTCCACTTTACCGGAAACCTATACAGCACTTCTTGGAGACACAAAAGTAAATCTTGTTTGCACAGACCCGCCGTATCTTGTCAATCTGGAAAGTACGTCAGGAAAAATCAAAAATGATGACCTTGACGATGAAAAAGGATATGCGTTTCTAAAATCTGCATTTGAGAGATTCAAAGATGCCATGGCGAAGGATGCAAGCATTTATGTGTTTTATGCCACCTCCAAGGCACGTGTATTTCATGATGCGTATGAAGATGCAGGCTTCAAGGTCGGTGCAGGACTTGTCTGGAAGAAAGACCGTCTTGTTCTCACCCGAACCGACTGGAAGTATATCCATGAACCGATTATCTGGGGCTGGAGAAAAGACGGAAAGCATATCTGGTATGGTGACCAGAAACAGAAAACGGTATTTGAGTTTGACCGCATTAAAAACAGCAAAGAGGACGGCTGCGGACATCCGTCCAGTAAACCAATCCCGCTGATCGCCTATCTGATTCCCCAGTGTACGCAGACAAACGGCATGGTGCTGGATGGATTTCTGGGAAGTGCTTCTACATTGATTGCCTGTGAGCAGCTAAATCGTGTGTGCTTCGGTGTGGAACTGGAACCGAAGTTTGTAGATGTGGCAGTAGAACGTTACATCAAACTGCATGACGGAAATTCCAATGATGTGTATTTGATTCGGGATGGGAAGCGAATGGAATATTCGGAAGTAGAGGTGTCAGATGCATAACCTCACCCTTGGCAGCCTCTTTGACGGCAGCGGCGGTTTTCCACTTGCCGGACTGCTAGCAGGCATTTTGCCTGTCTGGTCTTCTGAAATCGAACCGTTTGCCATTCGTGTGACAGAAAAACGACTGCCGCAGGTGCAACACTTCGGCAATATCAGCGGACTGCATGGTGCAAAGCTGCCGCCTGTGGACATCATCACCTTTGGCAGTCCATGCCAGGATATGAGCATCGCCGGAAAACGAACCGGTCTGAACGGCAGCCGTTCTTCTCTGTTTCACGAAGCAATCCGTATCATCCGAGAAATGAGGTGTGCAAGCAATGGCAAATATCCAAGATACATCGTCTGGGAAAACGTCCCCGGAGCATTTTCCTCCAACGGCGGAGAAGATTTCCGCTGTGTCCTCGAAGCCATCTGTTCGGTCAAAGACAGCAGCATTTCAATTCCTCGACCTGCGGGAAAATGGACAAAAGCCGGAGAGATTCTGGCAGAATCCTATTCCCTTGCATGGCGAGTTCTTGATGCACAATACTGGGGAGTGCCCCAGCGAAGAAAACGGATCTTTCTTGTCGCAGATTTTGACGGAGCAAGTGCCGGAAAAATATTATTTGAGTCCGAAGGCTTGTCAGGGTATTCTGCGGAGAGCCTCCGTGCGTGGCAAAGAACTGCCGGAAGTGCTGCGGACAGCTCTGAAACGGCAGGCTTGTGCTTGTGTGACCAGGGCGGAGAACGCATAGACATTCTGAAAGAACGCACTGCCACCCTTCGGGCAGAAGCCCATCATCCGCCTTGTGTACTGGAAAATCATCCTGCTGACAGCCGGCTTCAGATCTCTGAGAACGGAAAAGTACAGACACTGACTTCCAGATGCGGAACCGGCGGCGGAAATGTTCCGCTGTTGATGGATACACCGAAAACACTGAAGATTCGCTGCGGAAAAGCCGGCGGTGGAAAAGGCAGTCTGATACAGGAAAACAAATCTGCTACGCTGTCCTGCAACAATGACCAGACTGTATTTCAGCCGAAAGCATACGGCATCAGTTCCTTTTCCAGCAATGCCATGCTTTCCGGTAATCCGCACAGCGGCATTTATGAGGCAGACACTGCCCGTACTTTGGACACCAGCGACCAGTCACCAGCCAAAAATCAAGGCGGTATTGCTGTGCTGGAAAGTTATGCTTTGCAGGGTTCAATGGTCGGTCGGTCTGACCAAAACGGACCGCAGGGCGGCGGTGTCAACAAAGAGGTCGCTTTCACTTTGAATGCTACCGACCATCATGCAGTGTATGCTGCTTCTACGGGAAATTTCAGCAGTGCATTTCGGGAAACGACCCCTACACTGCTGGCACGGGACCACAAAGACCCCAGTATCGTTTCCAGCGGTTATGCGGTTCGCAGACTGACACCGCAGGAATGTGCAAGACTGCAGGGATTTCCGGATCAATGGTGCAGTGACCTGGCATCGGAAAATCCCACAGAAGAAGAAATCGACCGATGGGCAGCTATTTTTGAAGAATACCGAAAAGCGGTAAAACCGGAGAGCCGTCCCAAAAGCCGAAAGATGGTACAGAAATGGCTGCAAGATCCATATCGTGATGCAGCAGAGTATCGCCTTTGGGGGAATGGCATCTGTCTGAATGTTGCTGTTTTTGTGCTTGCCGGAATTGTCTGGGCAGATTTGTGATCTGTTACAAATGACCGCCGAAACATTCTACACATCTCACAGTTGCTATCTGTGGGAAACAGAGTTAATATGTGTCATGGCGAAAGCAAAAACGCCGAAAGAAAGGAGTTTTTCACATGACCATTACTTATCACAGTCAAAATCGAAAGGAACTGGTGAAAGCCATCAGTGAGATTATCGGCATTCCGGCAGTATATCAATTCATGCCCACCTGTGCCTACCAAATCGGGGAATGCTACACCGTTACCAAGTCCGGGGATCTGGAAATCAGTGACCAAGCCGACCATAAGGAAACAGAACGGCTTCTTGCCGAACTGGCAAATCGGGGCTATGTTGTTCCAGACACATCAGAACCGAAATCTAAAGGCTTGACTGTGCAGATGCCAGCTGATTTCTTCACGGAACATACACTGGGCAATCTCCGACAGATCTGCGAAAACAAGGCTTCCCTTTTTCAGGCAGCTTTTCAAACGGATTCGCTGGACATCATTCCATCGGATGAAAAAGTGGAATTCCCGTGGTTCACGGTCGAACAGGATGGTGATGCAGATGCCTACTGCACCTTCATTTCCATGCTCTGCGAATTTGCCAAGAACCAAAGCCGCATCAACCGCAAGCCGGACACCTCCGACAATCCCAAGTACACCATGCGGTGTTTCCTGATTCGTCTGGGAATGGTGGGAGCAGAATTCAAGGCGGCAAGAAAGGTCATTCTTCGGCATCTGTCCGGCAATTCCGCATTCAGAAAGGTTGGTGATACTGATGCAATTTCCGAGTGAATCATATCTGGAGCAACTCCGAAAGCAGTATCCAAAGGGAACAAAATTACAGCTGATTTCTATGCGGAATGAAAAATATCCGATTCTTCCCGGAACAGTTGGTGTGGTCACGCACATTGATGATGCGGGCAGCATTCATATGCGGTGGGAGAATGGTTCTTCCCTTGCTCTGATTCCCGAAATCGACAGTTTCCAGACCGTATCCGAGGCGAAAAAATAAGGCGGCACCTCCTCCATTGTACGGTATGTTACCATACAATCGCAAGAATTGCAAGAGTGTATTCTACACAATCTTTTGACCTCATTTTCTGTAGATTTAGCCGCTTGCTATCTCCTCCGTTTAGAGTTAATATGGTTACAACGAAAGGAAAAAAACCCGAAATTACGGAGGAAAACATTATGAACGCTAAAACAGAAAGACAGATTGAAAACCTGAAAAAGCAGACCATTGGCGTGGAGATTGAGATGAACCACATCACCAGAGAGCGAGCTGCAAAGCTTGCCGCCGACCATTTCGGCACAGGCAGATACGAATACACCGCCAGCCGAAACGGCTACAGCACTTGGTCGACTTGGGATGCACAGAACAGAGAATGGAAATTCCAGAAAGACGTCAGCATTGCAGGATGCGATGCCGAAAAGTGCGAACTGGTCACGCCGATTCTGAAATACGAGGACATTGAAACCTTGCAGGAACTGGTCAGAAAGCTTCGCAAAGCCGGAGCAATCAGCCATGCAGGCATCGGAGCCGGAGCAATCAGCCATGCAGGCATCGGAGCCGGAGTACACATTCACATTGGAGCAAATGGACACACACCGCAAACCCTGCGAAACCTCGCCAACCTTATGGCGAGCCACGAACGGCTGATTGCAGATGCCCTGAAAATCGACCAAGGCAGAATGAACCGATATTGCAGAACGGTCAATCCCCAATTCATCGAACAGCTGAACCAGAAAAAACCCACCAACATGGCACAGTTCGCAGACATCTGGTATACGGCAAATGGTGCAAATTACGGCAGAAATCAACACTACAATGACAGCCGATACCATATGCTGAACTATCACGCAACTTTTACAAAAGGCACAATTGAATTCCGGTTGTTTCAATTCGACAAGCCTGCCAACGGCAGAAAAAACGGACTTCATGCCGGACAGCTAAAAAGCTATATACAACTTTGCCTTGCCCTTTCCGAAATGGCAAAGGGACTGCGAACCGCCAGCCCGAAACCACAGCAAACGGAAAACCCGAAATTCGCCATGCGGACATGGCTGATTCGGCTGGGGCTGGTCGGCGAGGAGTTCGCCACCGCCAGAACGTTCCTTACCAGAAACTTGGACGGTGATGCCGCCTTCCGGTTCGGCAGATAAAGGGACAGCCTTTTGCTACCAGCTACACCAGACCGCTTCGGCGGTCTTATGGTGGTGAAAGGGTATTCCTTTCAGAAAGGATTTGATTGCATGAAAAAGTTTTACCTTACTACTTTTTGAAAATCAGGGCATATTTTTCCACGCACAAACAAAATATAATGATTATAGTACGCTCTGTAATGCAGACAGAGCGTTACCCGTTTGTTAGTTCCTGACGCATTGCACAAAGATCACACACATTCAGGACACCGTCCTCGCAAAGATCAGCAGCCTTCCAGTCCGGAAGCGCAGTGTCCGGAACAGCCAGCAGCCACTTCTGGAGAAGGACTGCATCAGCGAGATTGAAGCTGCCGTCCTTGTTCCCATCTCCACGGAGCGTTCCGTTCTTCAGGTTCTCCCAGTCCGGCAGTTCGTCCAGCGTGATGACATACTCGCTCTGATAGTCCTTTTTCAGCACTTCCGCTTCCGTGTATTCCTCAGAAAACTGACCGTTGGCGGTCATGAAACTGCCGTTCCAGGTGGTGAACCAAGCCCATTTTGCACCCGTGGCAATCACATTGTCGATGTCGAAAATCGTGCCGTTCTCCGTAAGAGCAATGATCTTCTTTCCGCCGGAATCGTCCAGTATTTCGGAGAATTTCGCTGCATGAGCGGTATAGGAATGCTTGTCAACATAAATATCCTCGCCGATGATGTCAACATATTCATCGCCAGGATACCAGTCAGCAGACTGCCCGTTCCACACCCATATCAGGTTGTGGCAGCCATACACATTTGTGAGCTGCTCGTAGAGATACTTGTAGAGTGCCTTGTACGGCTCAGCACCCCTTGCTCCCCACCAGAACCAGCCGCCGGATGCCTCGTGGAGCGGTCTCCAAAGAACTGGAACGCCTGCTTCCTGCAAGCGGAGGAGCTGCTGTGCGATACCGGCAATATCCTCATCTATGCGTGCCTTGCCTTCCGGGTCGCTGCCGTCCATGACCTTAGAAATGTCGAAATCGGTATTTCTTGTGTAGAATCCGCCCCACCACCGTGGAGAACCGTTTTCATCAGTACCCTCTTTCAGGTAAGCGGTCGGGGAATTCCAGTGCCAGCAGAATGTGACGATTCCGCCAGCGTTGTGGAATTCTATCGCACGCTCCACGGCATCAGAACGTGCACCAAGTGCCACACGGGAGGGGGTGGAATCCATCATGTCAAGTCCAAGAATCGCCGGCGTTTTTCCGGTCACCTCTTTGATTGCACGGAATTCCTCGCTGTCCAGTCCACGGTCTGCGAACTGTCCTGATAGAACCTGCTCGCCGTACCTGTCGCAGAGGTAGGAAAACAGCACCCTTGCATCCGCATTTGCATGCGGGTCGGTCAGCGTATCGTCCACTTCAAAGGCAGAAGACGGGATTGCTTTCGCTGTCTCTATCTTTATGCAGTCAACAGCAATCCAGCCCCAGGATTTTGTGATAGCAATCTCATGCGTTCCGGCGGTCAGCAGCACGCTCCGCATCAGGGAATCGGAGTAAGTATCTGCGGTGCTGTCAAAAGTTCCTGCAAATTCTCCGTCAATAACGATATTATTTGTCTTTCCGCCGCCATAGCCTTTTGCGTTAATCACAATGTTGTATGTTCCGTCCGCCGGAATCTCTACTGTAAATTTAAGCGAATCCGTGTCTGCAGCAAAGTTTCCGGCAGCCTTTCCACCGGAACATCCGGACTCCTCAATTGCCTTCATATTGCCAGTCATGACTGCGTCCTCCGCTTCGTAAACGCCGACCGTTTCCGCCGAACCGGTGAGCGGTACAGACGGAACAGCAATGGCTGTCAGGACTGCGGCTGCGAGCATTCTTTTTTTCATAACGTTCCTCCTTTTTTCAGCAGTTGACTTTCCTGCTTGTTTTCGTGTTATTTTGACAAAGATGCTGCATCATTTTGTTCCATATGCCGTTCGCTCTTGCTCGGCGATAAAAACTCCATACCGTATCATGCGGTGGATAGTCATGTGGTAGCATTCTCCACATTTGTTACTTGATATTCTTTTTTCATATCTCTTATTATACCACTTTTTTGCTATGAACACAAGCTCTCTTCTTTGACATCTTCATATCCTCCGTTTTTCCTTTTTTCTATTTTATTTCCTTGTGGCTTATGTGTCAAGTTTTATTATACAGGATCATGTTTGATGTGGCTGCCGACATGGTGCGAATGTGCCCTGCCCTTTCCAAACGAGTGAAAATCCTGACCTCACAAAAGCGTATCGTGTACCTCCCGACCAACAGCTTTTATCAGGTGCTTTCGGCAGAAGCCTATAGCAAACATGGTTTCAACATTCATGGGGTTGTGTTTGATGAGCTTCATACGCAGCCGAACAGAAAGCTGTTCGATGTTATGACCAAAGGCTCCGGCGATGCCAGAATGCAGCCTTTGTATTTTCTCATCACCACAGCCGGCACTGACACAAATTCAATCTGCTATGAAGTACATCAAAAGGCGAAAGACATTCTGGAAGGCAGAAAGCATGATCCGACTTTCTATCCGGTCATTTATGGTGCAGATGAATCTGAGGACTGGACTGACCCGAAGGTTTGGAAAAAGGCAAATCCAAGTCTGGATAAGACCATCGGCATGAATAAGGTGATGACTGCGTGTAATTCTGCAAAGGAAACTCCCGGTGAAGAAAATGCTTTTCGACAACTGCGTTTAAATCAGTGGGTAAAACAAGCGGTGCGTTGGATGCCGATGGAAAAGTGGGACAAATGCAAGGTTTCTTTTGATGAAGAGATGCTTGCTGGGCGTATCTGCTATGGTGGACTTGACCTTTCCAGTACAACAGATATTACAGCTTTTGTTTTGGTATTTCCTCCAACAGATGATGACGAGCATTATTATGTTCTTCCATACTTTTGGCTACCGGAGGAAACACTGCCACTTAGAGTAAGGCGTGACCACGTTCCATATGATGTATGGGAACGGCAGGGCTACTTGAAAACCACTGAGGGAAATGTGGTTCACTATGGCTTTATCGAAAACTTCATCGATGAACTGGGACAGAAATTTCATATCAAAGAGATTGCTTTCGACCGTTGGGGTGCGGTGCAGATGTCACAGAACCTTGAGGGACTTGGATTCACGATGGTACAATTCGGACAAGGCTACAAAGATATGTCACCGCCTACCAAAGAACTGATGAAATTAACGCTTGAACAGACCCTTGCCCACAACGGGCACCCTGTTCTTCGATGGATGATGGATAATATTTTCATCAGACGTGACCCTGCCGGAAACATCAAGCCGGACAAAGAAAAATCCACAGAGAAGATCGACGGTGCAGTTGCCATGATTATGGCTCTTGACCGTGCAATCCGCTGTGGATGTGTTTCTGAGGAGTCGGTTTATGATACGAGAGATATGTTGGTGTTATAGGTTTGATTATCTTTGCAAACTGGAATTTTTATTTCTTGTTTAACTTTTCCCATTCGCTTTTGAGAACTGAATAAACTCTTCTTCCCTCAAAATGATCTTTTCTCCAGAAAAAATCACGAAATGTTCCTTCGTATGTAAGTCCGCACTTTTCAATAACTCTGCGTGAAGCTTCATTTACTGTACGACAATCAATCTCAATTCTATGAAAATTGATTTTTTCAAAACCAAAACTAATAATAGCTTTCGTCATTTCTGTGGCATATCCCTTACCCTGAAATGCAGGACCGATAACATACTCAATCTCACCATGCTGATTGTTGTTGTCAACTAAAAAAAATGCAATTTGTCCTATACACTCACTGGATGTCTTTTCAATAACTGCCCAGCGATAATAATCTTTACAGGAATAAGAAACAATATACTTCGTATCAAATAACTTCTGAACATCATCAGATGTAGGATAATATGGTTCACCATAATCCCATTGTGTCTGTTCATCTGCTATCCAGTTGCGTAGCATAGAATCAATATCAGAATACTCAAAACGACGAAGTATCAGTCTTTCTGTTTCTATTGTTTGTGTTCCGATGTGTGTCAGCATCTCATTTCCTCCGATTATCACTATAAAGTTTCATATAACTTCCGATTTGTAAGGCAGCTGCCCTACACTTAGTTTCACATATTATACCACACACATATACGAAAAGTCAAGAAAGGACGTGATTTCATGGGAATTTTCAGCGGACTATTCAAGTCCAGAGATAAGCCCACAAACAGTTATGACAGCCCGTCATACGCATATTTTTTCGGCAGAAGCAATGCAGGAAAAAGAGTCACTGACAGAACAGCCCTACAGCATATTGCGGTTTATGCCTGCGTGAGAGTTTTGTCGGAGGCTATCGCACAGTTGCCGCTTCATGTGTACAAATACAACGATAAAGGAAAAGAGCGAGTACCACAGCACCCGCTTTATTTTTTACTCCACGATCAGCCAAATCCTGAAATGACTTCTTTTGTTTTCAGGGAAACGCTAATGTCCCATCTGCTGATTTACGGCAATGCCTATGCACAGATTATCCGAAATGGCAGAGGTGATGCATTGGGACTGTATCCTCTGATGCCTGACAAAATGAAGGTTGACCGTGATGAAAAAAACCGCCTGATATACATTTACAGCCGTTACGATGAGGCAAATCCAAATCTGAAAGAACAGGGCGACATCGTTCTTTACGTCGATGAAGTTCTGCATATTCCCGGACTTGGATTTGATGGTCTGGTTGGATATTCGCCGATTGCACTTGCGAAAAATGCAATCGGCATTTCTATTGCCTGCAAAGAATATGGTGCTTCGTTTTTCGGAAACGGTGCAAGTCCGTCAGGTGTACTGGAACACCCCGGAGTGATTAAAAATCCGGAACGTGTGCGTGATGCCTGGCAGAGGGCTTACGGTGGCAGAAATGTCCACAAGGTCGCAGTTCTCGAAGAGGGCATGAAATTTACACCTATTGCAATTCCGAATAATGAAGCACAGTTTCTGGAAACCAGAAAGTTTCAGATTGAAGAGATTGCAAGAATGTACAGAGTGCCGCTTCATATGATCGGCGACCTTGACCATGCAACATTCAGTAACGTAGAACATTTATCCCTTGATTTCGTGAAATACAGTCTTGACCCTTGGATCGTTCGATGGGAGCAGTCTTTGCAGAAAGCACTTCTTTCTGATTCTGAAAAAGGACAGTATTTCGTGAAGTTCAATGTAGACGGACTTCTGCGTGGCGATTATGCTTCCAGAATGCAGGGCTATGCTACTGCAAGACAAAACGGCTGGATGTCGGCGAATGACATCCGAGAACTTGAAGATATGAATATGCTTTCAGACGAAGAGGGCGGAAATCTGTATCTTGTAAATGGCAGCTTTACAAAACTCGCTGATGCAGGAGCATTTGCAAATCCAAAAAAGGAGGAGAAAACCGAATGAAGAAATTTTGGAACTTTATCCAAAACGAAGATACATCGGAAACTGAGTTACTCTTTAACGGTCCCATTTCGGAAGATACTTGGTGGGGCGATGAAGTGACACCTGCTTTGTTTCGTGATGAACTCGCAAAAGTCAGCGGAAATCTGACAGTCTGGCTGAACTCGCCAGGAGGAGATGTGTTTGCCGCAAGTCAGATTTACTCCATGCTGAAAAATCATAAAGGCAAGGTTACCGTGAAAATTGACGGCATTGCTGCATCTGCCGCATCGGTTGTGGCAATGGCAGGCGATGAAACTTTGATTGCACCGACTGCCCTAATGATGATTCATGACCCCAGCACTTGTGCTATGGGAAACAAGGCGGATATGGAAAAGGCTATCATCTTGCTTGATGAGGTAAAAGAAAGCATTATTAACGCCTACGAAACCAAATCTCATCTCAGCCGAAACAAGATCGCAAAGCTGATGTCCGATGAAACATAGCTCAATGCAAAAAAGGCTCATGAAATGGGATTTGTGGACGGGATTCTCTTTGCAGAGAAGAAAATGCCTGTTGTTCCCAAAGAGAAAGAACAGGATGAAGAGGAAAAAGAGGATACACTGACCGCAATGACCTATTCAAAGTCAAGGAATCTATCTGCATTCTTATCCAAAGTATCTGCATCAGCAGAATCCGTTACTGGCACACCGTTTGACCAGCTTGAAAAAAGACTGGCATTACTGAAATACTAAGGAGGATTTTAACTATGGCTATGACAATTCAGGAACTCAGAGAAAAGAGAAAGAAGGTTTGGGATACTGCCCGTGATTTTCTCGACAGCAAGAGAAATGCAAACGGCGTGCTCAGCGAGGAGGATTCCAAGACCTACGATGCAATGGAACAGACCATTATCGATCTTGGCAAGGAAATTCAGCGTCTGGAAAGACAGGCTGAAATTGAAGCTGAAATGAACAAGGCAACCTCAACACCTGTTCTCGGTAAGCCTGCAACTCCGAATGTAACGGAAAAGACAGGTACAGCAAGCGACACTTACAAGAAGGCATTCTGGAACAGTATCAGAAACCGCAACTGGATCGATGTCCACGATGATTTGCACATTGGCACAGACGCAGAGGGCGGCTATCTTGTTCCAGATGAGTTTGAACGAAAACTGGTGGAAGCGTTAGAGGAAGAGAGCATTTTCCGCCAGATGGCAACGGTCATCAAAACTTCCAACGGCGACCGCAAGATTCCGATTGTGACTTCCAAGGGCGAGGCTGTCTGGATGGACGAAGAACAGCAGTATTCTCTTTCTGATGATACGTTCGGACAAGCATCGCTTTCCGCATATAAGCTTGGTACAGCAATTAAAATTTCAGAGCTTGTGTTCATAGCAAAAAAGTGGTATAATAGGAGATATGAAAAAAGAATATCAAGCAACAAATTACGAAAG